AACCCACCGTATGCAATGGGGTATTGTGCCCATACAGGAACTGGCGGAGAAAATAACAGGGCAGTCAACATAAGGATGCTAGCAAATGCGAACACTTGTGTTGCATACGATGCTGATGAAGACCTTGCTATCTACATCAATTTTTCTTACTTTACAAGTAATTAATTATGAGATTATTCTATACAATAACAAGTGGGGTTGATCAAATTCAACCAAAGCCGAGTAATTCACTGGGGGGGTTCAGGTCTTCTTCACCTGTCCCAAATGGCACATTTAGTAATCTATTTGGGGAAATCAGTAAGTTAACTGTACAGCGTGGGGATAGACCTCAGTACATTGGGTTGATTTTAAGGAATGAAACAGGGGCAGCCGTAACAAATGTTGAGATTTGGTTTGATTATCCTGAGGGGGCTTATTCTACATTTAGAATCGCTGCTGTTGCTTTGACAGCAAATGGGCAAATGGAAGATGTTCCGAATTCATATTCTAAACCCCTTAACGCAACATTCTTTGAAGCTAACGGATCAGCTAATCTAGTTGGGGTTGGTGATATTGCACAAGATGGGCAATTGGGGATATGGATTGAACGTACTTTGGACATTGATTTAATCAGGCAAACTCAAGCTAATATTTATGAGCCAACCGCCGAAGACCCTAGGAGATTCCAACCTATTGAATTAGATAAAGTGGAAGATATAAAAATTAATATTAAATGGGATTAATTCCCGTTTAATATTTTTATTAACTTTACTTTTATGAAGCAAAAAATCGTAACATTGTACCAGATATTTGTTCGGTACACATCCGGAAACTTTCTCTATTATTTCTCCCCATCCAAAAGGGAAGAAACGATGATATTGAATTTCGTCACAACCTTTGCAAAGGATTATGACGATGATTCATTATTTGATTATTTCACATTCCAATTTTTTAGGTATAATGATATTGAAACTAAGTTCGACAGGGTAATGTTGAATTGGGTTATTGGGAAGGCAGCAATTGAAAAATGGAATAAGAAAAGTGATAGCCATTTATTTAAGGCGAAAGAATTTGCTTATAAAAATGGGATTCAAAACCCATTTAGGGATACTAAGATAAAAAAGAGTAAATCTGAGGGATTTACCTTAGGAGATACCCCCTTTTATAATCGTGAACGGAAAAGGTTCTACGGGAAGAAAAGGGGTTTGATACATTGTATAGAAATGGGGCTTTTTAATTCAGAATTGGATATTTGTAAAAAGTGCCCTAATTTTAAAGTTTGCGATGGTCAAGTATGAAGAAGAACCGTGTGCCTGTGGAAACCATTATATCCAAAACAGGACAAAGTGGCTTTGCTCAGATTGTGTTTATAAAAGGAACCATGGGGGGAAGGCCAGAAGAGAGGTAGCTCTAGAAAAGGAAAAAGAAAAACAGATTAATTTTAAAAATAAAAAGCGAAAGAAAAATAAGAAGAAATCATCAAAGAAAAAGAAGGAGCCTACGGGGGAATATGATTTGTTTTTGGTGATTTGGGGAGAGCGAGAGCATATTTGCCATAATTGTAAGATGAACCTAGATAGGTTTGTTGATACGGAGACTGGTAATCCCTCTGCTATGTTATTCATGCATATGGTTAGTAAAGGGGCAAATGGGAGATTGAGGTTGAAAAAGAAAAATATAAAATTGGGTTGCCCAGAATGCCATTATGCTCATGATCACCAAGGGAAGAAGGCATTTAAGAAACGCAAAAATCTGTATAAAAATGAACAAATATTTTAGGAGCGCAGTAGATAGGTTTAATAAAAAGTTTAAGAAAGAATCTTTCATTAGCCCTATTTCTGAGAAGGATGTCAAAATTATTGAGTATATTAAAGTTGCATTGGAAGAATCTCCTGCATACGGGGGGTTGATTGCCATTTTAGATGAATGGAAAGGGATTGCAGATGAAGAAATACTTGGGAATGTTGAGAATTGGCTTGTAGAAACTTCTGGGGATGATGAAGAAGAGGGAGAGGAAAAGGAAGAAAGTAAACTTGAAAAGATGCTCAAACGACCCCCAATTGTTGTTTTAAATGGGGAGCGTATCCAACTACAACTTATCTACAGTTATGCTAAGTATGAACTTTATGATGATAATGGGGATTTTGATAGCTATTGTATAAAGCTAAATGAAACCCCAGAGGAAGTGAAAAGAATTCCTCTCTTTGCCAACTATCTAGTTAAATTCTACGATGAAGATTTAAGGGATGAAACAATTGAAAAATTAGATAAATGGTTCAAAGAGTTTAATACTAATATTTTAAAATAATTTTATGTATTCACCGTATCAAAATTTTGCTGTGGTCGATGTCGAAACGGGAGGGCTCCTGACTAAGGAGAAGAAAGCCGTGTATGATATCGCTCTCACAGAGATCGCAATAGTTATTGTTGATAGCAATTTGGAAATAGTCCATAAGGATAGTTGGTTGATAAAGCCTTATAATGATGCTGAGTATCAGCCAGGAGCGGAAAAGGTGTCCGGAATATCTAAAAAGATGTGTGAGGAAGATGGTGTCGATATTGAATTTGCTTGTAAAGAATTCATAAAGGTAGCCAAGAAATATAAGGTTCATTCCAAGCCACCTACTTTAGTTGGGCATAATTATATCAAGTTTGATAAGTTTTTTGTTGAGAATTTCTTAGCTTATTGTGGGGAAGATATCAACAAGTATTTCAATAAAGAACCTGAGGATACCATTAAATTTGCTAGGATGAAAAAGCCTGAGGCAAGTGGGTATAGCTTAGGGGAAAGTTGTGTTGGTGCAGAAATTAATTTGGTACAAGCCCACAGGGCATTGCCAGATACGATAGCAACAGCAGAGCTTTGGATTTCCTACCTAAAGGGATTAAGGGGGCTGAATTCTCCTAAAAAGTCCAAAAAAGGTAAAAAGGAAAAACCAGAAAAACGGTTTAGACAAAAATTTGAAATTTAATGCTAATTCCCCCAACACTGTCTACAGTTCAGTTACATAATTCTTTCAATTATGCGGAAGATATTGTAAAGAATTTGTCCGACAAAGCAATTACAGAATTGCTAGAGGGGTACGGCAATGACATAGATAAACTATTAGATTCTATATTGGTTGAAACAAATAATATTATTAATTTTAACCACGAAAAAATAGAATCAAGCAATCTTCACTACCTATCACATTTAGAGCAATCTATGCATAGTGAGTTGAAGAGGGTTTGCTACAATTATTTTAAAACAACTTGCCTCCCAGAATTTGATCAAAACTGGAGAAATTTAGAATGGGGGAATATGGCTCAGCTTTATTCCCATTTAGGTTTATTGGCAAGCCGTTCTTCCGGAAAAAGTTATGAATTTAGTTTAGCTTATCCGATATGGAAAATGTATAGGTATCGTCGCCCAAATATGGGTCGTGATACTTATGACAATAAAATGTCAAAGGAAGGGGTAATTGTAACAAATGCTTTGAATTTAGGTAGAAAGCTCTTATCTAAGATTAATGAGGAAATCATGGTAAATGATATTCTTCGTGAAGAATTAGTTGGGGTAAAAAGGTCAGAATCACAATTAGGTGCTGATAAAATTATCACAAAGAAAGGCTCAATGGTTGAACTTAGGTCTTTCGGGAACTCTATTCGTGGTTTGCACCCAGGATGGATAGTCGTAGATGATTTCCTTGATAAATCAGCTATCTATTCCCAGGAGCAAAGGGAAAAATTTAAAGAGGTTTTCACAGCGGAAATTATGCCCGCATTGGAACCTAAAGGGAATATAATCGTAGTAGGTACACCATTTCACCCAGAGGACTTGTATGGTCTTGTATTAAGGAAAGATGGTCGCTTCATGCTGTTTGAATATCCTTCAATTTTCCCTGATGGAAGATTATTAGCACCTGACCGTTATGACTACGATAAGTTGATGCAAGAAAAGAATACTCTTGGGTCAATGGTTTTTGCTCGTGAGTATTTGATTACACCGATTTCAGATACTTCTTCTATTTTCCCTTGGGAATTTCTTAAGAAGTCATTTATCGGGATGGAGAATATCAACTTTGCTGATAATATTTCATCATATCCAATAAAGCTGAAACGTGTTATCACGGCGTGTGACCTTGCAATTACTGGTAATGTAGGTGGTGACTATTGTGCTTTTATTACTTTAGGGGTTGATAATGATAATAATATCTATATCATTAACGTTTGGCATAAACACGGTGCTTCTTACGATGAGCAAATTAATCAAATTGCAAGCATCAATCAAAGGTTTAAGCCTAATAAAATTGTAATAGAAAATAATGGCTTCCAAAGAGTAATCGCTGATTTAGCAAGGAATATGGGGTTAAAGAATATCTCAGAATTCCATCAAGGTACTTTGAAGAAAGATTTAAGAGAAGGATTTCCAGCATTGAGTGCAACGTTTGAGAGGGGTGCTATAAAAATCCCATATAAGGATGGGGCAACTCGCAACATGGCAAGTGTACTATGTAGGGAATTAAATTCGATAACTTTCCATGAGGATAGTGGTAAGCTAGAAGCAGCGTCAGGGCATGATGATTTAGCCCATGCACTTTATATTGGATTCCATGAATTAATTTTCAATAAACGGAATATTAATTTCCATTTAATTTAAAATCGTAATATGAATTTAACGGATTCGTTTTTGGATGAGATTTTCAAATTGTGCTTTATAAAGAAGCCTATTATGGAAATTGTAAATTCTCAACTAGAATATGAGTACATCCCAGTAGAGCTAAAGGAATATAAATTCATTCTTAAATCCATTAAGAATTTTTATAGCCTGAATAATGCCCTACCTTCAATTGGGGTGGTTAGCCAACAATTCAGCACTAAGCCTGAAATCCAGAATGCCTTGAAAAAGATTCAAGATGCCAAGGTTGCTGATGATTTTGCAATCCTTACACAATTGCAAAAATTTATCCAAGATAGCAAATTACAGTTATTGATAGAAGATGTTGTTGAAACATATAATAATGATCAAACAGATTTAGCTTTTAGGAAATTATCGGATGGTGTTGAAAGTGTAAACAAAGTTGCAATAGGTGTCATGAAAGATCAGTTCATGAAAGTGTTTGCTGATTTTGACCATGATATGAAAGAAAATAGGGAGGAATCCGAAGAAGGTAATTATTATGAAGATAAAGTGCCTTTTGGGATTACTCCCTTAGATATGCTTACAGATGGAGGGTTAGATAAAGAAGATATCGCCCTTTGGATTATGCGTTCTGGGGTTGGTAAATCAACGGCTTTAAAACATTCTGGAATGTACGCTTGTAGATTAGGATATAATGTTTTACATATACAAGCAGAGGGCACTAAAAAAGAATGCAAAGTGAAATATAACCAAGTATGGTCTGGGCTTACATTTAGGCAAATTCAAACTGGTGATATTCCTGTTAAAAAATATAAGAAAATTCAGAAGGCTCTACAAAAATTAAAGGCTAAGAAAAGGGAATTATCCGTTTATGCCTTTGAGCAATTTGGGGAGCCGTCAATGCTTGATATCCGAGAAATTGTGTTTGATTATTTTAAGGTGAACGGCTTCTTTCCGGATTTATTAATTATCGATTCCCTTGACCTTATCCATCCTGGAGATGGGTTGAAGTATGGTGTAGATACTCAGTCAATAAAAATGAAGCTTCAAAATACGGCTAAGAAAATGAAGAACTTGGCTGTTGAGGTTGGGACTAGGGTGTTAACAGCCACACAAACAAGTGATATCGCTGAGCAAGTATGGAATGATAAGAATAAAGTGATTACCCGTTCAAATACAATGGGGGACCGAAATCTTGTAAATCCATTTAGTTATGTATTCACAGGCAATCAGACTAGGGAAGAGAGGAAGAAGAAACAGATGAGGATCTACGTTGATAAGTTAAGGAATTATGATACTAAAGGTGCTATCTATCCTATTGTGACTAATTATGGCCAAGGTAGGTTCTTTAACGTCAAGAAATCTTTTGAATTATTCCAAGAAGAGTATGAAGAAATTGCGGCTTGAGAAAATTAGGGAATTTTATGGCTTGAGGCTATTCGGCCAGAAGGGGTGGTTATATAATCCACACTTCAATTGTGTTAGCTGCGGTAAGCATGGTAAATTTGGATTCAAGATCAGTAAAAAGGGCGGTGTTGTGCATTGCTTTAAATGTGAATTCAAAACTTCTATATTCAAGTTCTTAAAAGAA